ACTCACCGCAAGAATAGAAACCCTAGAAGGATAAAGACAATGGAAGATCGTACAGCAGAACAACTCGCACAAGACTACTCAGCAATGGGTGATAGCGTAGCTTTAATCACAGACGTAATTGCAGGCAACTGTATGGCTGACGAAGATGCCGAAGACCGCCAAGGCTGTGTAGACCGCAACACTCAGCACCTAGAGTTGATGGTAGCAAAAGACGATTGGGGCAGTGAAGACATGACAGCCACAAATGCCGCCATAGTCTCAGGCAACGGGTACACCGCAAGCTAATGTTAAAACAAAAACTACTTTTTTTAATTATAATTTTACCGTTTGTTGTAGCAATAGTATATTCGTTTATACAAACTTCTGGAGTATAGAAAACAATGGAATATTTATTAGACCTTTACGTGCTTGCAACCTCATTAGTATCTATTGCTAGTGTTGTTTGTAATTACACAGAAACTCCTAAAGACGATGAGCTTGTTGCTAAAGCTTATAAGATTTTAGAGCAGTTTGCATTCTTGAATAACAAAGCTAAACAATAGCAGAAGGGTGTAACTATGGCTGTACAAGAATCAGTAAAAGAAACAGTAGATATAGTAGCCGCTTCAACGGGGCTAATGTCTTTAGTAGCGTGGCTGCCCCCAACAGCATCTTTGTTTACAATTGTATGGTTAGGGATTCGTATTTTTGAAACAGAAACAATTCAAAAACTTTTAAACAATTGTAGGAGTAAATAATATGGGTGCATCAGGGTATGGAAATAACTTTGGAGGAGGCTATAAAACGCCCGAACAAAAAGCAGCAGAAGAAAAAAGTAAACAAAAAGCTAAAGAAATAGCAGCAATTAATCGAAAAAAAGAAGCAGAAAAAAGAACTGAAGATATGGCTGCTGCTCAACTTCGTGCTTCTGTTGACGCAGATTCAAATGCAGCAGCAGGAACTATAGGAGGAACAGGAGCGCCCGTTGCAGACGCTTCAGGCGCTCCAACATCTATTATACAAGAACGTCCTGTTGCGGCAACAGTACCAGACGCTACAAAAGGTGTAGTAGGCGCTGATGTAGCTAGTGGAATAAGTACAGATATTAAGCAACTAGATGACAATTATACAAAAGCTACAACTGATGGTGTTACAGCCCCTGCTGATATTAAAACTACAGAAACCGCAGCAGCCACAGGCACTGCCGGAAAAGCAACTACTACTACGTTTACAGCAGACAGAGCAGGCGACTTAGCAGCCACACAAGTAGCACAAGGACAAGTAAGCCCAGAAGCTATTGCTTCAGCAGAAGGCGCAACAATGACTGCTCCTGCCGAAGCTGCTGAACGAAATGTGGCGGCTGAGTCTGCGGCTTTGTCAGAAAAAGTAGGCTTCGATGTTTCTACAAAAGCCTATGTAGACAAAGTAACTGGAAAAGAAGTTACTATAGCTTCGACACCTGAAGCCGAAGCAGCACAAAGAAACGCCATTACAGACGATACACTTACTACAGGCCAAGCAGCTAAGATTATAGGCACAGTAGGCTTTGAAGCTTCTCAACGTAGAGCCATAACAGGCGAAGCCGCCAAAGGCGCAGCAGCTTCTATGATTGCAGAAGTAGGTGGCTTGCCGCCCGAAATCTCAGCAGCTATTGTTGAAGATCCTGCAACAGTTGAGGCTGCATTAGACAACGAGCCTGTTGAAGTACGAGCGGCTATTGCTGCTTTACCTACAGAAGCTTTAGTATCTTCACAAATGGAAAGCTTGTTAGGAGGCATAGAAGAAGGCAAGACCCCTGCGTGGGCAAGACCTGCTGTTGATGCTGTTAATGAAATGTTAGCTAAACGAGGCTTAACAGCGTCTTCAGTTGGTCGGGATTCGTTGTTTAACGCTATTATTCAAAGTGCTTTGCCTATGGCTCAGAGCAATGCTCAAGCCCTTCAGACTCGCGCAGCACAGAATCTTAGCAACGAGCAACAAGCTAATATGTCTACGGCCACATTAGACGCACAAAGACGTATGGCTAATCTATCTAATCAGCAAACTGCTAACTCGCAGACTGCTCAGATGGCTCAACAGATGTCTACAATGCAGAGTCAGTTTAGACAAGATGCTGTTATGACTACTGCACAAATACAACAACAGTCTAGACAACAAAACTTAGCAAATCAACAACAAGCTGCAATGCAGAATACTCAAAATCAACAAGCAATGAATGCTCAGAATTTAGGCAATGAGCAACAAGTAGAGCTTGCTAATATGCAGTACATGAATGCTGCTGAGTCAGAAAACATGTCAGCAGTGCAACAAGAACGCATGGTTGAAATGCAAACAGCGGCAGATTTCTTATCTAAAAACGCTGCCTTTGCACAACAAATGACTTTAGCTAACATGTCTAGTGAGCAACAAACAAAACTTGCAAATCTTTCAGCGTTAAATCAAGCAGGCTCTGAAAACTTAAACGCTTCACAACAGATCGAACTAGCTAATTTAAACACTCGTATGCAAACAAACTTAACTCAAGCAAAGATTGCAGAGTCTATGGGAGTAGCGCAGCTTAATGTAGATCAACAAAGAGCCGTTACAAACGCTTCTATGATTGCTAATGTAGACTTAACTAAGTTTAATGCAGCACAGCAGGTTGCGTTAACTAACAGTAAGTTTATGCAAACAATGGTTGTAACAGACTTTAACGCTGAACAACAGGCAGCAATGCAGAATGCTACTACAATGGCTACAATGGATTTAGCAAATGCTGACCAACGTACAAAGTTAGCTGTTACAAATGCACAGTCTTTCTTGCAAATGGATATGACTAATTTAAGTAATGTTCAGCAAGCTAGAGTGTTAGATCAACAAATGTCTCAACAGCGTTTACTTTCAGACCAATCAGCCGCTAACGCTTCTAAACAGTTTAACGCTTCTTCTGAAAACCAAACCTCACAGTTTATGGCAAGTTTAGCTAGTAACATGTCACAGTTTAATACTACGCAAACTAACGCAATGACTCAATTTAATAACTCAGAGAAAAATAAAGCTGCTGCACAAGACGCAGGCAACGAACTTCAAGCTGCTAGTGCTAATGCACAAATAGAAGCCGACATCAGTAAGTTTAATTCTAGCGTAGATACGCAACGCGATCAATGGAACGCGGCAAACGCACAAGCTATCGAACAATCAAATGTTAACTGGCGAAGACAAGCTAACACAGCACAAACTGCCGCTGCTAATGCTGCTAATCAACAGAATGTTCAAAACGCTTATAATATTTCTGCACTCGATCAAACTCAAATGTGGCAGCAGTTGCGAGATGAGTCAGCTTACATACGACAAGCATACGAAAATAATGAGCAACGAGAAGCTCAACTAATTGCGACTGCTATTGGAAATGAATCAGGAGCTACTAAAGATAACACTACTAGTACTTCAGGTTTATTAGATTTAATTGCAAAATTTGGAGGATTTTAATTGTGGGATTTTTAAGTAAAGCGTGGAAAGGAATTAAAACAGGTGTTAAAAGCATTGCAAAAGGAGTTAAAAAAGCTTTTAAAAGTTTTGGTAAATTTATGGGTAAGTTTGGAGTACTAGGCCAAGTAGCTATGTTTTTTGTTATGCCGTATGTGGGGGCTGCGTTAGGAGCGGCTTTTACAGGAGCGACAACTGCATTATCTACATATACAGGTATAGGATCAACTATTGCTAATGCTGCGGGTAGCGTAATGAAGTACGCGGCAAACGCAGCTAGTAAAGTCGGCAACACTTTTTCTAATATTACTTCAGGAATTACTGACACTCTTGGAAACTTTGCAAAAACCGCAGGTAAGAAAATGGGGTTTACAGGCGATATGTTTGCAAACGCATCAGATAACTTTTTTAGTTCAGGTGGTACTGGCAATGGAGGAATGTCTGCGTGGGAAAAAAGCACAGGCGCAACTTCTCGTTTTGCAAATGTTACCGAAAAGTTTACAACGGCTATAGATCAGACATTAAAAGAAAGCATGCCTAAAGTTAATGAAGGACTTCAAGGAACACTTGATGAACAACTTTCAAGCATAACGCCAGATTCTGCAAGATTTGATAATATTCCGGGTTCTGTTGTAACGCCTGAAGGACTTGTTAATCCAGATATAACAACTGGTATAACTAGTCCTACTATAGACGGACTAGGGGTTGTTGATAGCTCTATTTCAACAGCCACAACATTTGGAAACGCACCTGTTGTTGTAACGCCTAAAATAAATAATCAGTTTGGTGCAGGAGGAATACAAGATGTAGCAAGCTCTATACCTTCAGCTACTGGCGAACTAATTAGCACTACAGTTGTTCCAGACCCTAGTTTTCAGCCGGGATTTGGGCCACAACAAGATACTAGAAGTTTGCTTACAAAAGTAAAAGATTACACAACAGAGCAAGCAAGTTCTGCTATGGATAGAGTTACAGCAGTTAAAGATAAAGTTATAGCTGATCCTATTGGAACAGTAAAAGATGTTGTAATTGGAGATGATCCTGTAGGCAAAATAAGAGACACCGCAGTTACTAAAACTGTAAACACTGCAATTAATAAGTTAGCCTATGGTGATCCAGAAGCTCCTACTTATAATTCTTACGCTACTTACATCCCAAGCTTTGACACCTTTGGTAGCGGCGGTGGAGGGTTTGGCGCTCAATCAATAATGGGTGCGCGTGATTTTGAACAGAATGTAAGTAATAATTCTAATCCTTACGGCTACACAGCTTTTCAATATAACCAATACATGTCTCAATATGGCACAGCTTAAAAGGTTTTAAAACTATGGCAACAACACAAGAAGAATACACTAAAATACAAGCAAGCGGCGGGAGAGCAATTCCCGGCCAGTCTTTAACGGATGATCCTGAAAATCCTGCACCTTATGAAAAGCCTCCTAAGTTTACTTCAGTACACGCAGCTTCAGAGTTTTTGTGGGAATCTTTTATTGAGCCAGACACTTATGTAAAACTTTTAAAAGCTGTTTCTCAAGGAGTCCCTCTTGCAGATATTGCTCAGATTATATTATTTAAGGAGTTTCAAAACGGAGCTTGGAATCCTGATTTAATGATGATGTTGTTTGAGCCTACAGTTTATATGATCATGGCCCTTGCAGAGCGTATAGACTTGCCGATGACAATATATGAAGGTGAGCTTGATGATGAAGACGAAGAAGAGCCAATTCTAAATAGTAAAATAGATGAAGAAATTATTAGAAAGCTTGTTAAAGACGGAGCAAGCGGCAGGATTCCTGAAGGTGTTATAAATGCAGAGATGCAAAAGTCTTTAGAAAACTTGCCTGAAGTAGATTTAGAAAAACCTACAGAAAGTTTAATGGCTTCACCGTCTGAAGAAGCTACGCCACAGCCCCAGAGTTTGATGGCCCCACCAGTAACAGCAGGAGTTTAAGAGTATGGCTATTAGAGATTTTGGTAATTCGTTACTTGCAGATGTTAGAAAACGTAGTGACGAAAGCAAAGTAGAAGCTCGTAGGTACGCAGAGAAACAAGAAAACAAAAATCTTTTAAAAGGTTTAGCCGTAATGGGGGCAGGAAAAATAGCTCAAGGTGTTGGCGGCTTTATTAAAAATGCAGTAGCTGACAAAACTGAAGATTTTTTAGCTAATAGTTCGTTGCAGAATAATCAAATATATATGTCTAAAGCGACAACAGAAATTGAAGAACAAACAAAAGATTATACTGATGCTAAAGCAAAAGACATTAGTTTGAATAACTTCTATTTAAATCAGAACGCTACACAAAGACTAGCTCAGTTAAAAATAGAAGAGCCTGAAAAATATCAAACTGAAGATGACACTTATTATATTTCTGCTATGATGAAAAAACAAATTAATATAGATAAAGCAACAGAGCAAGTTGCATACAACACAAAAGTACGTGGCATGGCTGTTGATTTTGCAGCAGGTAAAGCCTCTGGTAAAACATTAACATCTTTATCAACTAGAGAAAAAAACAGAGGTTTAACCTCAAGATTTTTTAGAAAAATAACTGGGCAAACAACATCTGTAGAAGCTTTTAATGCTTCAATGGATGATTTAAGACAGGTAGAAATTGCTAAAGAACTTTACGCTATAAATCCTGAAGTTCTTGAAGCAGCTAGGATTGTTGCTGCAAAAACAGGCAGTCCTGCCGCAGCCGCTGCTGCCGTAGGAATGAACTTTACTCCTGAACAGCACAAAATAATTTTAGAAAGAGCTAAAGCCGGACATAAAGTTTCATTTACAAGTGACGTAGAGAAAGATATTAACGGTAATTTAACTTCTATTACAACTCAAACAACAACGAATAGTAAAGGAGATGTGATAGGGAAACCTGTAGTAACTAGTAAGCAAATAGGAAATAAAACAAAAGTTTTAACACTGGAAGAGATGACTAAAGTTATTTCTAACAGCAACAAAATTATGGAAAACGTAGAAGCAATGGTAGGTCAAAAAGGCAAAGCTGACTTTATAAAAAAAGCAACTGAACTAGGAATTTATAGAGATCCTTCAAGGATGACTCCTGAAGACTATATAAAACTTCAGCAACTGTCACACGATACCGCAAAATATACAACAATAGAGCCTAAAGATAAAATAAGCGAAGAGGTTGCTTTGGCGCGAGCAAAATTTTTAGAAACACAAGACCGAAAATTTGCAATCATAGGCAATGATGCTCTGCCTGAAGAAGAAAGAAGAAAAGCGCAGAACGAACTAATAATAGGTTTAGCAATGATTGAAGAAGCTGTTACATCGTCAGCTAAAATTGCGGCAGGACTACAGGCAGGGACAGCAACACAGAAAAAAGCAAAACAACCCGTGAAAGGAGAACGTATGGCAGACCCCACCCGTCCCAACAAGTTATTAGAGTTTGACGGAAAAGATTGGATACAGCTATGAGTACAGCTATGAATATTGATTTTACTGAAACTCTCTTAAATAAAGTAAAAAAAGCTGTTACCTCTGGAATTCTTTTGCCCAAAGATTATGGAGATGCAATTCTGGCTTCTCGTAATGATCTTGCGGTTGAGCAGTATCTTGGAAGTTTAATGCCTGAGTATAACGTACAAGCATTACCTGCTGAGTCTGAAGAAACAGCAACGGAAGTAGTCAGTCCCGTTGTTCAAACGTTTTCTGAAGGAGCCGCTAGGAAAGTTGAAGAGGTTGAAGAGCCTGTTCAACAAACAGAAAAAAAGATTTATAAAGGATCTCTTGATGAAAATGGCCGTCCTATTAAAACGCCAGTTAAGCAAGTAGAAAAAAGAATTTATAAAGGATCTCTTGATGAAAATGGTCGGCCTATTAAAACTCCAGTTAAGAAACAGTTTGGGCCGTTACGCACAGGATACAAAGGAATAGATGAAGAAGTAAATGCTTTAATGTCTAAACCAATAACAGAAACAGAAACAGAACTAGAGATAGAAGACGAAGACGATGATACTGGATACATGATTGTATATCGTGGCAACATGCCAAGAAGAATTAAACGTAGCGAGTATCTTAAATCTACAAAGCAAGGTGTTGTAGATTTAGAAAACTTTGGCGTTGATATTCAAAAAACGTCTATTAAAGTTGTAAGAGGCGCAGTAGATTTAGCAGCTAGTGGGTTTTTAAAAGCTTTAACAGATATAGACTTGTCAGACGCTTCGCCTAAAGACCGCGAAGACTTTGTAAATATCTTAACAGAAAAAGCAATTGAAACAACTCCGGCTGCTTTTGTATTGGGCGATTGGAAAAACAACCCTGCTATAGTTAATCAAGACACTGGTCGTATGCAGTTTGCAACCACTAAAGCAGGAATGGCTTTAGAAATGGGTGCGGTTGCATTTTCTATAAATAAAGCTTCTGCGGCTACAGAGCTTGCATTTTTAGGATCGCGGTTTGTTCCAACAATTGCTCCTATATCGGCTAACTGGGCGCGTACTACGGTTGTAGCTACTCAGAATGCAGGTAAGTATATAACTACTAAAAATGTAACAAATCCAAACCTTGTTAAAGGTCTTTCATTTTTAGCAGGCGCTGAACTAGTAACACAGGTGTATTTTGATCCAGATGATAGTATGTTTAATGCACTTGAAGAAGCAATACCTGAAGGCGCGGGCGGTAAAATAGAAATGCTTAGAGATATAAGTTCGTTTTTGTCTTCAGAAACAACTGATTCAGAACTTGAAAAACGTCTAAAACTTTCTGTTGAAGGCTTAGTAGTATCTGGTATTTTTACAGGTCTTATAAAATCTCCTACTATTGCTCGATATATGGTAGGCAAAGATCCTTCTCAGATGACTAAACTAGAACAAGAAACTATATTACTAAAAGCTTTAGAAGACGAAAAACAAATAAGAATGATGCAAGATCCTTCTCAGCTTACATTAATTAAAGAAACCCCTGAAGGTTTAGCGCAAGTAGAACGACAACGAGATTCTTTCTTATTTAGAATGAATCAAAAATGGTTTCAAAGTCGTGGCTACTCTACGCCTCTAATGTTTCACGCAGCAAACAACGCTAAGTTTACACAGAAAGCACTTGTTAATGATGCTCAGTTTGTTGCAGAACAATTAGACCGCGCAATAATTAGCGCAGCAGATGATCCAAATATTAGTAATAAAGTTTTTAACTTGTTGGAAACAGATGTTAATGCAATATTAAAGCTCGATGTAGACCAACAAGCCAGTGCTATGTCTAAAGAATATAAAGTTCCTGAAGACGTAGCAGAGCAAGTTTTAGAATTTAGAAGACTTCAAGACGGGTTGTCACAACGTATTTTAAATATGGACGGTTTTAGTGACGAAGCTAAAGAAGTAATAACTGAAAACCTTGGAAAATATGTACGAAGAACGTACCGCGCTTATGAAGATGCAGGATACAAGCCCACCAAAGCTGTAAAGAAAAATGCTATAAAATACTTTATTGATAAGATACAAGCGAAAGCGGAAGTTGACGGTATAGTTATATCTCCAAAGCAAGCTCTTAAACAAGCTGAAAGAGAAGTTAAAAAACTTCTTAAAAACGATGATGAAATGATAGATTATGTAGCTCAAATAAACAGAGTGGCAAGCTTAAAAAAGAAGAAAGATATTGATCCTGAAATACGCGCACTGCTTGGTGAAATTACAAACCCTTCTGAGAAGATTGTTCTTTCTCTTGCCAAGCTTACTCGCGTTTCTGAAATGCAACAATATTATAACGTCATCAATCAACTATCCAAAGGAGCCAAGGGATATGTTCAAGGCAAAGAAAACGTAGCGCGTGGCTTAACTGTCCAGATTAAAGGAACTAATTCTATACTAGACTCTAAGTGGACTACTCCTGAAATAGAACGTGCTATTTTAAATAAAGAATCATCATACGCAACCTTAACGGACAGCGACACTCTTCTTGCAGACGGTTGGAGATTTTATGTAGGAGCTAAAGGTTTGTCTCAGTCTATGCAAACAGTTTACAACGTGTCTACACAAGCGCGTAACGCTATTGGGGGCGCTTCGTTTCTTGTTGCCAACGGTCATGTGGGTCTTGGACTTAAAGGATCTTTAAAATCTGCCAGTGTTTTAGAAGATAAAATATTTGGAGTAAGATCAGGAGTTGGACGTAAGACAGGCTTATATACAGTAGATGAAAAAGCCCTTTCTGCGTACTACTCAGAGATGCAAAGCCTTGGCGTGGTTGGTACAAGTGTAAACGTAAATCAATTCCGTGAGATGATAAGCACAGGTTTTAAAGGCTCTACTAGCATAGCTAGAGATATAGGTGCGGGACAGTCTAGGACAGTAAAAGGCGCAAAAACAATATTTACTAAACCACGGGACATTTATTCAGGCACAGATGACTTTGCTAAAATAATTTCTTTTGAAAACGAAATAGACACCTTACGTCTGGCTTTTCCAGATGCGTCTGAAAGTTTATTAAAACAACGCGCAGCTTCAATTGTAAAAAATACACTTCCTAACTATGAAGCTATCCCAATGGGAATTAAACAGCTTCGTAACTTACCTTTAGGTAACTTTATTTCTTTTCCTGCCGAAGTATTGCGTACAAGTTTTCATATTGTTAAGCAGTCAGCTAAAGAAATAAACTCTACAAACTCTGTTATAAAACGAAGAGGACAAGCACGGCTACTTGGTTTTGTTACAGCCAATGTAGGATACGGCATGCTTGCAGAAATGTCTCACAAAACATTTAACATGAGCGATCAAGAAGTAGAAGACCGCAGAATATTAAAATCAGGCGAGTACAGTTCGGGTCACGATTTAATTTATTCTCAAGATGAAAACGGTGATTACTACACTACAAATACAGAGTACTTAAACTCTTATTACTATCTCAAAGAACCCGCTTTGGCTTTTTATGATCGGATTAAAAACGGTAACTTGAGAGGCGAAGAATTAGATAGCATGCTACTTGGTGCTTTGGGTGCAGGTATTAAAGCGTTAACAGATCCATTTACAGCAGAGTCTATGGTTTTAGAGCCGTGGATACGGATGGCTGCTGCTTCTCTTTCTGAAGACGGTGAAGATTTTAACGGTGTGTTGTTGTTTCCTGACAAAGCTAGTGGCGTTGATAACTTTTCAACTGTTATTACTGAAGCTTTAAAACCTTTAATTCCCGGGACTGTTAAGAACGCAATGAAGTTGTCGGACGCTATTCAAGAAAAGCCAGACAAGTGGGAAGGGCGTTTTAGAAATATAGAATACGCAAAGATGGAACAGTTTGGAATTAAAAAAGATCTTTACCGTGCAGATGACTACCTTAAATGGGCAGCAAGAGACTATAGGCTACAAAACAGGCAAAACAGAATGGATGGAGTTAATCTAGAAACTACAAGTGAAGATATGATAGTAGACTATTTTAAAACTAATTCCGTTGAGTATCAATATCAGCAAGAGCTTTGGGTTAAAGGTTCAGCTTATTCAAGATTGTTTGGAAGAGCAAAAGCTCTTGATCTTTTAGTTGAGGTGGGTATTCCTCTAAATAAAGCAGATACAATTTTAAACGGGCAATTTATACCGCTACTATATTCTACTGATCCAACAAGGCACAGAAGGGCTGCTCTTTTAACACAGTCTGGAGAAGATCAAAGTAAAATGATTCGGCAAATGGACGAAGCTGAAGTGTTGCAGTTTAGAGCTTTTAAAGAAATGCAAACTTTATCTTTATTTAATCCTGAAGGCTATTCATTTACTCCTCCAGATAAAAACCAAAGAAAATTAGAAATAGATCCTGAGTTTGATACCTCGTTTTTAAATCCTCCGGCAGTTAAAAAAGCTACGGGTGGTGAGATATCTAAGCCTGTTGCTAACGCGCCTACGGAACCTGATGAGCGTATCAATAAGCTTACAGGACTGCCGTACAACGAAGAGGCAGGAGCGGCTTACATGGATGCGGATGATCCTTTAAGGGCTATGAACATGGCAGCGGGTGGAAGGGTTAAAAAAGGTCTAGGCTCTTTACTTTTAAAAGCGCTCCCAGTAGAAGAAGCAATTGAAACAGCCGTCCAAAGAAAAGCTAGGCGTATTGCTAATAACAGCGACTCATCAGAAACTCAAAGATCAAACACTACAAGCACAGCTAGAAAAGCTAGTGAGTATTTAGACGAGCAAGGAGCAGAGGGGCTTACGCTTGACTACGGAGCAGGGCTTGGAAAAAATGCAAGAGCTATAAACGCAGACGAAACTTTTGAGCCGTTTCCACAAAAAGGATTCAAGCCTAGTTATATTGATCCTACGCTTATTCCTGAAGGGAGGTTTGGCAGACTTATTTCTACTAACGTGCTTAATGTGTTGCCGCGAGACATTAGGGATGATGCTGTACTAACAATTGGAAAGAGTTTAAAAGACGGGGGCCAAGCTGTTGTTCATGCGTGGGACATTGCAGCTATTAAAGCGAGAATGAAAAGCAAAAACTTTAAAGCAGCCGAAGAGTCTAACTCGTCTAGAAGTCTTGAAGGCGGTAAGTTTCAAAAGGGGTTTAGTAAAGCTGAACTCAGAGATTACATACAAGAGACTTTAGGTGACGGCTTTACAGTATCTACTGTGCCAAACAAACGCGGAATTAAAATGTCATCTGTTCTGATAAAGAAGATAGCTAAAGGAGAAGAGCGGCTACAAAAACACTGTGGCGGTAAAGTACTAGACACATTGAAAAGGAACCGGACGTAATGAGCAACTTTAAATACTTTAAGCTAGAAGACTTTGACTGCCAAGAAACGGGCGAGAATGAAATGTCAGAAGCGTTTATACATTGTTTAGACGAACTACGAGAAACCTGTGGCTTTCCGTTTATTATTACAAGTGGCTTCAGGTCAAAGAACCACAGCATAGAGAAACGAAAATCAAAAGCAGGAACCCATGCACAGGGGATTGCCGCTGACATAAAAGTCTCTGGAGGCGTTGAGCGTTTAGCAATTGTTAAACACGCAGCAACACTAGGCATGTCTGTTGGCGTTGCAAAGACCTTTGTGCATGTTGATACCCGCACAACTACACCAGTGTGTTGGTGCTACTAAGGAGAAACAAATGTTAGATAAATTGATAGGGCCGATTACAGGGATCCTTGGAAAATTTGTAGAAGATAAAGATCAGCGCAATGCTCTAGCGCATGAGATAGCAACGATGTCTGAGAAGCATGCCTTGGAGCTTGCCAAGGGACAACTGTCAGTCAATGCCACAGAAGCAGCTCACAAAAGTTTGTTCGTTGCCGGATGGCGACCTGCGATTGGGTGGATTTGCGGCTTTGCTTTAATGTACTCTACAATTTTAGCACCTATTATTGGCATCTGGGTTGTTGTACCTCCCGTTGATAGCTCACTTCTTACAAGTGTGCTTATGGGAATGTTAGGTCTTGGGGCCATGCGTACAGCAGAGAAGGTCAAAGGCGTTCAGAGGGAAAGGTAATGCTTGCTGAGATAGCGGCAGCTAATGCTGCGTTTAATATTATAAAAAGCGCACTGTCCAACGGCAAAGAACTATACGATGTGTCGGCGCAAGCCACGCAGTACTTTGACAACAAGTCAGCCATCGTTAAGAAAGCCCAGAAGGGTGGAGGCAAAGAAGAACTGCAATGTTTTATGGAGCTTGAAAAGATCAAAGAGCAAGAAGAATGGCTCAAAGAATATATGATCTATGCGGGACGCGCAGACATGTACAAAGACTGGCTACAATTTCAGGCTGAGTGCAAAAGAAACAGGGACAAAGAAGAACGTATGCGTAAACACAGAAGAGCAAAGAACATTACACTATTCTGGACAATCCTCTTGTGGGGAACAGGCGGTCTTGTGGTGTTGCCACTAACAATGTACATAGCCTTTATATTTTTTGGAGTTATCTAATGGCAGAAAAGAAAAAAGCAAAATCAAAAGTAAACGAAGCAGGGAATTACACGAAGCCTGCTATGCGTAAAAGATTATTTAATAAAATCAAAGCAGGAACAAGTGGTGGCAAAGCAGGGCAGTGGAGCGCACGTAAAGCTCAGATGCTTGCCAAACAATACAAAGCAGCAGGAGGAGGTTACAAATGAAAGGTGTTAAACATTATAAGAGAGATGGAACTGAACACACAGGGTCTAGCCACAAAATGGCTGATGGTACTTTGCACACTAACAAGTCACACACTAAGACGAGTGTAAAGTTATTTCATTTTAAAGACTTGTCTAAGAAAGCTCAAGCAATGGCAAAGAAGTAATGGCTCTTAAAAAATCTCAGAAGTCTTTAAAGAAATGGACAGGGCAAGACTGGACTACAAAGTCTGGAAAGCCTAGTGCTAAAACCGGAGAGCGTTATCTGCCTAAGAAGGCTATCAAGGCTTTGACACCTGCTCAGTATGCAGCAACCACAGCAAAGAAAAAGAAAGACACAAAGGCAGGCAAACAACACAGCGCACAGCCTAAAAAGATTGCAAAGAAAACCAAAACATATAGGGTCTAGATATGGCAACTCCCAGAAAAGGTAAAGCTAAAGTAAAAGTCACAGCTAGTGGCAAGAAGGTTAGCTATGGTCAAGCAGGAAAGGCAAAGGATGGCGGCTCTAGAGTTAGAGCAGGGACTTCAAAGGGTGATAGCTATTGTGCCAGAAGTCTAGGCATAAAAAAAAGACTGTCTAAGAAGAAACAAAATGATCCGAACACTCCCAACAACTTATCGCGCAAGCGTTGGAAATGTTCAGGAGCTAAGTCTAAAAAGTAAATCAAGTATGGATGAGTGCGGTCTTAGGGTTAACGTACTTGGGAACACAGTAGGCCACGACAGGTGTATGATGCGTTCTTCGCGTACCTTGGATAGTTAGCTTCTCAGCAAACCACCTACACCTTTCTAAGCTTTCCCAGTAGCTTGTTGCTGTGGGGTCTACTTCGCCACTTACCTGTACTATCAGTGAAAAGATTAACTGTTTCATGGTGACTGATGGTTCAAGGCACTAAGCTCTGCTTCTAGGAACTCATGTATGCCCTCTAGCTTCTGATTAGCAAGCCGCACAATGCTTCTTAGAGTGGACAGTTCAACACCTTTAAACACTTTACTAAGATCACTTTCAGAGATGCCACTCATTTCTGTAATGATTACCCCGTCACAGTTAACCAAGACCTTGAAGCCAATAATGTTAGCTTCGCGGCTAGACGATCTCACATGCGCCACCAGTACACGCTAACTCTTGTGATCCTGTAGTGTTGTCTTCCATTTCAAAGTTTTCTAAGTCTTCCCAACTAACGCCTTGAGGCATGGCAGCTAACAACTCATCATACTTCTCGACACTAATGTCCTCATACGGAGCTTGCTGATAAATATGGTCACTGACTGGCAACAAACTAATACCGGAGCAGATCTCAAAGTTATCCCATATCCACTGCGCTACTTGGAGGAACTCATCGTCTGTGTAATAAACTGTTATGCTTGGTTTATGTTCACACCAATGATTCTGGTAGGTTTTCCAAAGCTCTAGCTGTTGCATTGCACCTACTTGTGCAACAGTAACAGAACGATCAGGGGCCTTGACAGGGAAACTAAAGACTGAAGAGGCGGGAGACATAACGTCCTGCTCTACAGGAAATCCTTTATTTTCCATGAAGACTGCAAGCGGGTCTTTCTTGTCTGAACGGACTCTGCGAATGTATTGCTTAGAAAAGCGAGGATGAATACCACTAGCAGAATCGACAAGTTGAGAAACAGTACCGCTAGGCTTGACACATGTAATAGCGACAGACTGGCTAATCCCAAGCTTCTCAGCCCATATCTTATTCGTTTTAATAGCAACTTCTTTTAACTCCTCTAGCCATTCTTTTGTTTTGTCAGAAGAATACCCAAGGATCGGATGATCCATAATCCCTGTCATGCTCAAGCCAAGCAATGCTTCTTCTTCAGTGTTCTTCTTCCAAACGCTACGCAAGTATCGGAAGTCAGTGAGTGTTGCTTGGAGTGTGCCAATAATTGCAGCAGTCTCAACCTTCTTCTTCAAGGAAGAGAGAGTATCGTCTTCGCGGATAACAACTTCGGAGAGGTTGCAAAACTGGTTAGAACGTAACACGATTTCACTGCAAGGATTAGTTCCGAAGTCCTGATCAGCATCACGCCTACCGTTACGTCCTGCAATCTTCTGCGCTGCAACTCTACTAAAGATACCACGCTCACCTGCTTTAGACTCATACATGTTCTGCATCTCTGCTAAGAACGCCTGAAAGTCTGGCTTCTCAGTATATGCTACGCTGTTGTTAGCCAACGCTCTGTGTCCTTCGTTCCTCCACCAGTCACCTGACTTAGCTTTAGCCATGCGCTGATCAGAAAGATTAGATAAGCTTATGAGTGCTGAACGTCTAACGCCACCAACAACCACGATGTCTGCAATCTTACAAACGATGTCATGGCAATCAATAGATGTTAGCTTGCGCCCATATGCTTTTAGAAAAACCTCAATACAAAAGTTAAACAGATCAACCAAAGGCTCTGGGCCTGAAGCACGACCACCAAAGGTCTTGAGTCTCTCACCTGCACCACGCACTCGACTAACATCCCACTTAGGGATCTTACCTGCATACAGCATAGCAATTAACTCGCGGAATGCTGATGCCCAACCAATCTTGCTGTCGCTTACCATGATTACGCTATCAGTCTCATGGAATGTTTCAGGGATCTCTGGTAGTTTGTTAATGAAGTTGCGCTCTACGCTAAAGCCAACGCCTGTGCCACACATGAGTACATACATCAACTCATCAAAGCTACGAGGCGAATCAATGTGCAAGTAACTACAGTTAAAACCTGCTACATTGTCTTTGTCTAGTGCCTTACCTGCTGTCATCATGCAACGCATAGACGGCATGACTTCTAAATTGTGTATAGAATTAAATAACTCTAAGGCTACCTTCTCATCTATCTGTTCACGATCTTTCCAGAAGTCCACATACCTGTTGACTGTTTCGTGCCACGACTCTCTGCGACCATGCTCTGGTATCCAACGCGCATAGCGGCTCTTGTGTATAAACTGTTGGTACTGATCCATTATTCTTCCTCTAAGTTAATGCTGTCTAATTCTACTTCATTAGATAGCTGATTTAAATACCACATAGCCTTGTCTATATCCTGCTTGGGGTTGCCCTTGTACTGATAACGCCACAGGTACTTTAGGACATTGCCTTTTAGATAACCTCTGTAAGACTCAGAAGACATAGACTCTTCTATTGCCATTATACATTCTATGTTGCCTGTGTTGTAGTGCGAAGGTCTGTTAATTAAATCTTCTTTTTCTTCCTGCTCTTGAGCTACTAGCTTTTTATAGACTTCTGAATATGTCTCATCGTCAGCATCTAGATCGTATTGCTCAGTATCGTAGCCATCAGGTTGCATCCAAGCCTCTAAGCCTACGTGAGCTAGTTCCTGCCACGCTGCTTGTCTACCCTTCTCTGTGGTCATGTCGTGGGTTATGTTACTACGCGCGGCTTTGTCCCACTCGCTAGGAGCCACATCATTTAGTCTCTTGTTCATAAGCTATCTCGTTAGTTAGGTTTTTGTTTTCTTTGCGTCTAGTTTCTTTTAACTTGGAAGAACCTTGTATCTTTTTAAACTTCTTCTTCCTGAGAAAACTATCGCGCCTCTCATCTTTGCGGTTGGATTCGTCCATCAGTCGAAAGTCTCTTTGTTTTTCACATTGATCCAACTGTCTGGGATACTGTCCTCGCTAAACCACCTAAAGTTATTCTTACTTGCCCACTCACCGTGGCTTCTTTTAGTTCCGTCCTTGCGCCTTGTGGCTTGAGGCATTGGTGCGCTTGGATTAGCAAACAGAAAGACTAGCTCCGTGTCTTCAGGTAATACCTTGCTTATCCAGATGTACTTGTTGTACTCCGCGTAATCCCAAAACCGTCCCTTGGCTTCAAGTAAAATCTTCTTGCCGTCAATCTCGCGCAAGAAGTCTGGGTGATAATTATGATCAATGGTATACGAAACCTTGTCAGTATGGAAGCTCCAATTATCTAGGATGCCTGTATGTAACTCGTACTCCCAGTTAGAATCGTAGCCCTCAACAAGATTAGGAGTCTTAGGCCGCACTGCTCTAGGTTTACGGTGTCCCTTTTTAACGTAAGTCAATGGATCTGTGCCTCCCGCCTTTCTAACTCTGCGTCTATGAGGAGCCGAAAGTCTTTAAGAAACTGTCCATCTATATCAGTAACAGAACCAGAGGTACTGTGAAGAAAGCTACCTACATTAATAATCATATCCTCAATAGTAATTATCTCCTCTTCCATTGTATATCCTCCAAAGTAATTGTTTCGATAGAGAGCTTTGGAGAGTCACGCAAGAGTTGTTTGATTGTCTTGGCGATCCACTTAGGATGATAGGCGTTTAAAAACATTGTGCGTCCCGCCATGTAGTGTGTCTGTTCAGGCATGAAAGACATGTAGTTTTTTACATTGATCTTACTGCTCTCCTCTTTGTCTAACAGAGAACCAAACCACTCAACAATGATAGCGGCTGACTGAGACTTAATGCGTTTAGACTTCTTCCTGTTCATAGTAGTTCCTCTACTTTTGGCTCGACCACAACTGTTGTCAAGTATGTTAATCCATTAGAGTATCTAAAGGTTCTTAACCCATCACCATCATTAGCATCTTGATGGCACTGATACTTATACTTACACCAACTACAACCCTTCGGCAACTTTATGTTTCCTTTCTTGCCGTCTGCTACTAGATCATAGCAAAGAGCAGGAGGCGTGTCTAGTTTAAGAGAAGGAATAAGCTTGCTGATTGTTGACTTAATGTTTGGCTTATCTAGATCGTCAGGCACGTACATGCACAACTCACCGCTCTCTTTGTTCAACACCAAGAAGCCACCCTTATCTGTGCCTTCTGCTTCTTCATACCCTGCAAGCTGACCCATGTAACCAAACGGATCGTCTTGTGCCAAGCGACCTTCCCTGAACTTGTTGAATGCAAAGCGCGAAGCAGTCTTAACATCGACAACCTCGCCATTGATCTTGCAGTCCATGTGTCCAACGATCCCGTCAACTGTAACTTCTTTCTGTTCGTCTGTTACTTTGTGTCCGGCCATTCGTACAAGCATCAACACGATCTCTTCAAGCAAGTGACCGTACAGAAACTTGATTTGTGTTGCGCCATCAATACCGCCACGGCCCTTCTCGTCACGCTTCTCGTACCACAACTGGCGAGATGGCTTCCCAATGTTAGACATACGCAGAGTGAAGTCTCTGTTACGTTCTCTGGGTGTTGCCCAAGACATTAAAGCTACCTTCATGTCAGCTACTGTCTTATCTATCTCAGCTTCAGTTAGAGGCAGAGGTATGCCATCTGATAAAGATTCTAAGTGTTTGTAGATGTCGGGTACTAGTGTATTTAATTCCATCGTGATTTTCCTGTTCGTGGTTTGCAGTTCTATGCGCTATAAAGTGTAATAATTCTACAGTTTTTAGCGCATATTAATGTTGTTGGATAACAGATTTTATATTAGTGAGCGATCCTCGAAACCACTCGCCTCGACTTTCTATTTTTTGTTCAGCTAATTTAGTGTGTATGTTCTGTTCAGCTTTTCTTCTATCTGTAAAATACTTACAGTATTCTACCTTATAATCTCTAAAAGGGGAAGAGGTCTGATACCCTGCACACCTATCGTATGCATCTAGAGCCATGCCAACCTTGAACCAACCTTCCCATGCAGGATTAGACACAGCATACACATAGCCTTCTTCAACACTAGAGTAGTTATTTAAAGATGCGAATGCAGCACCCTCTAAAGTTTTGTATCTACCCGCAGTATGTACAGGATCATACTTTGAAATTTCTTTGCCATTAACATACATGCGCTTGGCATCTCTAGCCTTCACCGCTTTAGGATTATCTTTGTAGTAGTAGGGCTTCCCTGTGCGTGGATTAATTTTTGTTTCAGTCTTAATGAGTCTCACTCCAGTTGTTTCCGACATTATAATCTCCGTCTAAAGGACAATTAAGTTTAAGGGTTAGACCTGCTTCAACAATTGCTTTGACACCTAGCTTACCGACAGCATCGGCATGGTCTTCTCTGACTTCTATCTGCCACTCATCGTGGACGTTGGCTACAAACTTAGCGTCTAGTCCATTCTTTGTGATCATCTCTTGTAGAAATATAAGTGCTTGCTTCATCACGATTGCTCCGGCTCCTTGCAACAAAGTATTCAGGGCGGCATGTTCTGAGCGAACAGTCAAGCGTCTACCGTCTAGTGCTTTAATGAATCCGCTTTTTGCTTCTCTTTGAACTCTGCTTGTAAGAGTCTTAAATGATGGGAGGTTATCAAAAAAGCGTTGTCTAAGTCCTTTACCACCTTCTCTGCCTCTGTTAGCCACAGACCCAAGCTTAACATCTCCGGCTCCATACAGTAATGCATAGATGAAAGTTTTAGCCTGATTTCTTGACTCAAGTCCCGCAAGCTTTTGATTTGTGGTGTGTATATCTCCGTTAAGGATTTCATTTGTGTACCCCTCGTCATTTAAATAGTGTGCAAGCATCCGCAGTTCTAAGCCAGAAGCATCAATGCCTACTAGCTTGTAGCCTTTCGGTACTGTCCAACAAGACCTGCACTCCTCACCGTATGGCGAGGTACTGCTTGGAATTTGAGCCATGTTAGGATGAGAGTGCGTCATGCGAGATGTCACTGCACCATTAGGATTAACATAGCCGTGGACTCTGCCAGTGTCATCGTTAAGTTCCTTAATCCAACTCTTAGTCTGAGCCAAACGCTTCTGCACCATCAGATACTTAGCAATCAATGCAGCTTGTGGAATGTTCTTAACTTTATTTAAAGCTGCCTCATCAACGATTGGTTGTCCAGTAGGCGTAAACTTCTGAGGCTTCCAACCAAAACGAATTAGGTACTCGCCAATCTGCTTGCGTGATCCTAAGTTAAAAGGCGTTTCAGTTTTACGAGCAATGGCTCTAGAGTTTATGTCTAGTACTATGCGCTTATGCTCCTCATCAGTCAGCCTAGTACCCTTGCCGTGTTGATCTGTTGCTGTCTTAGCTACTGCACCTGTGGCTGTAAACTTTGGCGACAGTATCTGAGTAGTCACAACAGGCCGGAACTCTTCTTGAACCTCTGCCTCCAGATCATATAGCTTAGTTTCAAACATAGCCATCAAGCCCATAACTTTCTTAACGTCTAACAAGAACCCCGTAGTTCGTTGCTCATCAACGATCTTAGCGACTGCATGTTCTATCTGTACTGACTGAGGCGTGAAGCCCTTGCTCTCCTGACGAAGAGCGACATAGACCTTGTAGTTAAGCAACACATCGTTCTTACAGTACTCTAGCATCTCAGGGGTGTAGTGTTCCCAAGCATCTTCAGCTTCCCCGTAGTCACCTTTAACAAAACCCAAGCGATATCCCCAACCTTCTAAGCCGTGGTTACCTTCGCGGGTTGGTTTAAAGAGCCTTGATAGTACCAAGGTATCAACGATCTTCTTGTCGAATAAGTCTAGTCCTCCAATCCTTTTAATTACAGGGAGATCATAGCCCAAGATGTTGTGACCGATCA